TTTGATCGCCACGAACAGACATCTTACAGTCTGTATCTCGCTTAATCATATTTAAATATGCATCTTTAGTTCCTAGTAGTTCAACAATATCTAGAAATTCTGGAATCTCAATCGTAGTTTGCTTCACCTAATCTCTCCTTTAAGGTTCGACCTCATTTTCTATAATTATATTATATCAAATTAAAGTCTATTCGTCAAGGACTATTTTAACTCTTCTTTGCGGCGATATAAAACATTCCCGCAAATAGAACAGCACCACCAATCATATTTCCAATAGTAGTAATAATAAGATTCAAAATAGCCAGTCCAATATTAAATTCAACTCCTGCTCCGACAGAAAGAAATCCGCCCAGTATAAAGAACGTTTGATTTGCAATACAGTGTTCAAATGCACATGCAACAAATGCAGAAACAGGAAGAAGAGCAGAAATAAATTTGTCTATCAAATTACTTGCATTAGTAGCGATAAATACTGCAAGACATACCAAGAAATTACAAAGAATCGACCTCACAAACATTTGTCCGATAGGCAAAGAATATTTAGTAACAGCAACAGTGATTGCAGTTTGACCTACTAATCCTCCATTTAGCTCTCCAAAGCCAGAAAAGAATAGGAGTAATGAAATTCCAAGAGAACCTATAAAATTTCCAGCCCAAACTAGAGCAAAATATTTAATAAGTGATATACAAGAAGTGCGATCAAGTGGATAATCTGTTACAGAAAAAATAAGACAATTACCAGTAAATAGTTCTCCACCAGTACCTAGGATTGCAAACAAGCCTAGACTAAATGCTAAACCGCATAGTAGAGACATAATTGCAAAACTAAGGTTAGCATCACTCTTGATTAGAATCATAAAAGCGGCACCTAGTGCAATAAAACATCCAGCGAGAATAGATAACATAAAAATCTGTCCAGTTTCTCGTTGAGTCTTAGCTAAAAATGAAGAGGTCATTTTAGCTAAAATTGATTCAGGATTCAATATTCCTCCTTAATTATTACCAGATGTAAGGTTATATCCATATTCACAAGCATTATAAAGATTAATATAATACTTTTCTTTTTCATTTAGTTCAGAAGGTTCACAAGACTCCAATAGCTCAAAAGTAAAATTCTCTAGTCCATCTTGTAGCATGGCCGCATATAGTTTATTATTCTGCGGAGTATCGATGCCTAAACCTTTCTTACAATGTTGTAGCCATCGTTCCCGCATATCTACTGCTTGGCCTATATATACTTTTTGATTATCCATATTTGTAATCTTATAAATGCCGCACACTTTTTCTGTGCCTAGAATAAGAGGAAATTTCTTCTTTGCTATTGGTTGATAATATGTTTGCCAAATTAGCATAGCAACAACTCGTGGCTTACTAATCCTATATTGAATAGATTGTAAAAATTTTACATCTTGTTTATCTTGTTCAGATATATCAAGCCTATATAAATTAGCTTGTTCCCGCACAGCCTGTTCTCGTTCTAGTGCTTCAATAGTTGCGGCCTTCTGATTCTGCAAAGATTTTAGCTGCGAAATTAAAGTTTCAATTTCCGCATCATAGCTTTCTTTCTTAGTAATATATTCATTATCTAATATGTCATTTTTTTCTTTATATTCTTTATTCAATAGAAGAATAGAAGATTCATATTGTTGTTGATATGCAGCAGACTTTTCTTCATGCTCTTTGCGGGCCAAGTCTGAAGCATCATTAATCATTTGTCGCTTATCTTGATATTCAAGATTAATTTCTTCTATTCTTTGTCGAGCAAGATTTAGATTTTGATTTTTAACTTGAATAGATTGATTTAGAATATCAATATCTTTTTTAAGCTTTTCTTTTTCTTGCTCAAAGGCTGCATTAGATTTTTCAAATTCTATTACAACCTTTTTATGTTCTCCTATTTTGTAGAATACAATACTAGCCACTATGATTAATACAAGGCAAGTAATAATTATGGCATACATTATACTCCTTAGAATAAAAAAGGGAAGAAGAATATTATTCTCCTTCCCTAATCTGAAATGGAATCTTTAATTACTCTGCAATGGCCTGTGGATCAAACTCACGACCAGCATCAGTAAGGGCAATAACCTTCTTCTCCATGCCCTCAACCTCAAGACGGGTAACAAGACCACGCTTAGCAAGACCAGTTGCGATACCGTTAACAGACTTTACATTAATGCCCGTAGCCTCAGCAATCATGGGAGCAGTCTCAAGCTCGCCACCCATATCCTGAAGGTGAGAAAGAATAACCTGTGCGTTCTCAGAAAGAATTGCCTTTGCCATTTCAAAACTCCTTTTGTCTCATAGAGCTTTATTGCTCTTTTTACTTTGTTGTTAATATTATTATAAATTATAATTTAATATTAGTCAATAATAATTTTGAAGAATTTTTATCGAAGTTCTTCAAGCTTACACTCAGAAGCATCCTTATCTGGCCGCATCTGAATAAAAATAGGATGCCGCAATGCCCCATCATCAGTCCAAGACATAGCCTTAACCTGAACAACATTGCCTATATAATTGTGCGGATTTTTAGCCATATCTTCCCGCATAATATCAGTTAGACCACTGGCAACTTGACCAATTTTTACTAGCTCACCATTTGTATCATATGCGGATACCTCTAGAGCATTTTTCCATCCATAGAAGGCAGCTTTTGTAATTAGATTACCTTTTTCATCTTTAAAAGGCCATGTATCTGCTTCTTTACCTTCATAATAATATGTTGGGTCCAATAGCGCAGTAACAACTAGGTCAATATCACTAGCAATTTCCTTTTTAATTTTAAACATTTCCTTTGGCCTGCGAGTGCCAGGATTATAGGGTTGGTCTTTTGCTCGAATGACCATTCCTTCTTCTCCATCTGCAATTAGTTCTTCTGCTTTCTCAAGCAAATCTGTATCAGCAGAATCATAGAAAGTAGCTAGCTCAATTTCATCTGTGCGGATAGGAGAAATATATTTTTCTAGGTCCGCATACCGTTGTGCATAACCATCTTTCTTTTCCACATAATTATATCCATCCCACATAAGGACATCATGTACCCATAGATGAAGCTTTTCATTCTTTTCTTGGCGAGCAACTGCTTCTGGCTGTAGACAACCAAGAATAGTAGTTACATCCTTAGAAGTACCATTGGGCAAATATATTTCAGCCACAATAATAGAATTATCAGGAAGATACTTTTCTGCCCATTCCTTAATGTGCGGCACATGGTCAATCTTCTCAGTAGGCAACCCAGTCTTCTTACTCACATTGCGAGCAAACATATAAACTTTACCATTCATTTTATAGATAGATTCCCAATATCCATCCTTCTTAATAGAACCAATCCATTTATTAGTCTTTAGAGCTTGCTCATAATTTTTAAATGGCTTTCCTACAAGCTGTGGAGAATAAATTTCAAACCCATCTGGATGTGTATAGCTAATAGTTGGCATATAGAATAACTCCTTAACTCTTAACTTTATAATATTATTATATATTATTTTTAGAAAAGAGTCAAGGAGTTTTATTTTATTTATTATTTCTTGACAATCTTACCTTTTCCGCCACGTTTCTGAACATGGATTTCAAGATTTCCAAGATTAGTCTTAACCTTAGAAGCATTAGAATCAGAAATAATACATTCTACTACTTCATCATCCTCACCCAAGTTAATTCCCTTGACACCAGCAGCCGCACGACCTACCAGCCGCACATCTTCTGCTTCAAAAGAAATTACATAGTTGCTCTTGGTTACTAAAGTTACAATACATCCATTAGTTTCATTAATTGACACTACAGATGAATTTTCCTTTAGCTTACATGCCATCATTCCATTTAGATTGCGGGTAGTGCCAATAAATTCTGTTTTATCAATCTTCTTAATCATACCATTATTAATTGTGAAAAGAAGATAAGGTCGCTTATCATTAATATCCATAGAAGAAATATTAATAATCTTTTCGCCTTCATTAAGTTTAATGATTGAGCCTATAGCAGTTCCCTTATCCTTTGGCCCGCACTCTTTAATATCCTTTCCACTAATGCGAAAGAATCGTCCTTGATTAGAGAAAAGCAGAATCAAATCTTTAGTTGTAGTCTTAAAAGAATCAAAGCCATTATTACGATATTGAGTGACAGGAATTGCCTGAACATATCCAATAGGATTAAAAGCTACAACAATATCTTTAACTACCTCTTCTGTTTTCTTCTTTGAGCCAATAGTCTTAACAATATCTTTCTGAATTACTTGAGTGCGGCGAGGAGTACCATATTTCTTAGCAAGATTAGAAAGTCGTTCAACTAGAATATTTTTCTGTTCATCTTCACTTTCAACCACCTTCTTACATTTTGCCGCAAAATCTTCCTTCTCCTCTTTCTCTTGGATTAACTTATCTTCTTCTAGCTTAGATAGACGAGATAGTTTCATATCTAGAATAGCTTTTACTTGAATGTCATCTAGATTGAATCTATTAGTTAGTTCTGTGGAAGGATTAGCTGAATGACGAATAATTTCAATTACATCTTCAATATTAGATAGAGCAATTAGGAGTCCTTCTAGAATATGGATGCGGGCAATGGCTTTGCCATAGTCAAATTGATGCTCACGTTTGATACAATTAGTATTATGGTCAATATAAACATCAATCATATCTTTGGTAGTAAGAAGTTTTACTGATTTATCTGGCATAAGAGCAACCTGATTAACAGGATATGAACAGCGAAGCTTAGTTCTAGAAAGTAAATCATTAATTGCATTTTCAGGATTGGTTGATTTATTAATCTTAATCAGAAGCTCAATCTTACCTTCGCCACTGTTGTTTAGAATATCATCAATATATGTAATCTCTTCCTTCTTACAAAGCTCTACAATTTGATTATAAATATCATCAAATGGAGTATTAAAAGGAATTTCAGTAATGATAATATTATTCTTGTTAATAGTATACTTACTATCAACAATGATGCTACCTTTGCCAGTAGAATGAACATTCTTGATAACAGATGGATTGATAATGGTTCCGCCAGATGCAAGGTCGGGATAAATATTATCAACTTCACCAGTATTGATATAGTTAATAATCATATCCTTTACTTCATTTAGATTATAGGTTAGATAATGACATGCACAACCGTATCCCATTCCTTGATTTGGTAGACAAAATAGACCAGGGAAAATCGCAGGAAGGGTTTCAGGCTCTTCTTCTTCATTTGTAAAGTTTGGAATCCAGTCAACATTCTTCTTATCTAGACCCTGTAGGAAACCATCTTCTGCAATCTTTGAAAGCCTCGCTTCTGTGTAACGCATTGCCGCGGGACCATCACCAAATTGAGAACCATAGTTTCCATGAAAATCTAGAAGAGGATAGAACTGAATCCAAGGTTGAGCAAGTCGAACAAGAGAATCATAGGTAGAAGCATCGCCGTGCTCTGTAAATCTTGAAATCAACTGACCAACCATATATGCGCACTTCTTATACTTTGAATTGCTGTTAATCTTGTCCGCATACATTTCAAAGATAATTTTCCTATGGATTGGCTTCAAACCAGTTCTCGCATCTGGAATTGCTCGTAGCTCATTAACAGCAGTAGAATATGTTTGCATATTCTCTTTCATAAGCTCTACAATTTCCATTATACCTCCACATTTCCAAAAACAAATTCTTTTTTAGGAGTTGAATTTTTGCCCATCAAATCATTAATAATCTTTGTAACAGCCTTAGCATCTTCAATAGTTACCTGTTGAATATTGCGGGTTTCGGGCCGCATAATCATCATGCCAAGCTCTTCTGGTGAAGCTTCACCAAGACCCTTGAAGTATGTAAGTGTGAAATCTCCCTTGTGAGTTTCCTTAAAATCTTGTAGTGCTTTCTTATCATCAAGATACTTATATTGCTTGTTCCATTCTGCTTTATAAAGAGGTGGTAGTGCAATATAAACATATCCATCAGATATAATCTCTGGAACTAGAGTCCATAGTATTGTAAGAAGTAGAGATTGAATGTGATTCATATTATCCATTATTTCTAATGGTACTGACTATATCTTAACATCTATAAGATGCAATTCCCATTTCGAGTTGTGTATCAATAACAACCCTACTCTCCCGATACGGAGATAGTCGATACAGGATTATAATTACTAGTATAATAATTATTTTCCCACGGGATTACCATGCTAAAGCTAGTTTAGGTTTCCCCGTTAGCATATACAATATTTATTAATATATATACCCCTGTGACGAGCAGGAAAAGGAATAACAGGCAGTCTTATCTACCATCTGGGTCACGATCGGCCGCAATAATGAACTTTCCATATCGCAGCTTCTCCTTTTCATATATAACTTTCTTACCATCAGGAGTCCAAGATAAACCAAGAGCCTGAACAATATTCATTACTTCTTGGTTTTTGTGAACAGAATCGATGGATGCAGTTAGTACGTTTAGTGGCTTTCCTCTAAGACCCATCACAGCTTGAGTTTTCGCGTTCCTAATAGTCTTAGCACCACCACTCGCGCTATCTCCTTCTGTAACATACAATTCACAATTTTTTCTATCTTTTGAACTACAATCAGCTAGTTTGGTTGGCATATCCATAAATTTCTTAACAGAAGATGCAGCTTTATTCTTAACTGCCGCACGAGCTTTCTTTGCAGCTTCAGCAGCTTTACGCGCTACAAGCGCAGATTCAATAATTGATTCACCAAATTTTGGATTTTGGTCTAACCAAAGTTCAAATTCTTCGCTTAATACAGAATTAATAAAACTATTATCTTCAGTAGATGTTACTCGTACTTTCGTTTGTGAGTCATATCTAATATTTGGAGAAATCAAATTAAAAACTACTGATATTCCTTCCTGAAGAGCAGAACCAGGCAAAGTTTCTTTTTCTTTAAGTAGTTTATTCTCCTGTCCCCATTTATTTAGTGTTCTCGTAATACAAGATTTAATTGTAGATATTGGTGTTCCAGCTTCAATTGGAGAATAATTGCAAAAACTATAAAAATCTGTTGTAGATTTAGTACCAAAAGACATAGCAAGAACTAGTCTTTGATTGCCAATTTCTTTATCCATAACAAACGGGGTAGAAATAATTTGAATGTCATTTCCAATTTTTCTCTTTAGTAGGTCAGAAAGTCCATCTGGATTGTAAAATTTCTTTCCGTTAAAATAAAGAGTAAGTCCGTTACATACACAAGAAATATTAAGAAGATTTTCATTAATTTTTGAACGACTAGGTTTTGGGTCTTTGAAAAATTCTTCGCTAGGCTGAAAACTTACAGTTACACCATGCTCATTTTTCCCGCACTCGCCACTTTCACGTCTATCAAATTTTCCTTCTTTAAAATAAACTGTTTCAAATTCACCATTTCTTTTGGTCGTGGCAGTAAGCCAGTGGCTAAGAAAATTAGTTAGAGAGCTACCGATGCCAAATGCACCAGTTGAAACCTTGTATACTGCATCTTCAGATTTATCATACTTACCACTTGTATTAATATCACCATAAACCATTTCAAGAATGGTTCTATCTCCATCTTTTTTTACATTTGGAATAATACCTTGACCATTATCTGAAACTGAAATTACATTATTATCATCAATAGTCATTACTACTTCATCACAATTTCCAGCAAGAAATTCATCCGTACAATTAAGTACAATTTCTTGCCAAAGTTGTGTACTATCTTCAGTTGACCCGCAATACGTATCAGGGCGAAGTCTTGTAAAGCTTAACGGGTCAAGTTTTTGAATTGAATCTTCATTATAAGAATTTTTCAACCCACTATCCTCTCCATTATATAGTTATAATTAATATTATTAATATCTGTATAAGGTATCCTAATTAATTTTATATTATTTTTTTTACAATATTGATTTTTAATTTCATCTCTTTTCTGAGATTTTAAAAAACTTTCTTCTCCTCCAAAATAATCAACTGGATTAAAGTGCTGTTTTCCATCATATTCAATGCAGCAATTATATTCTGGCAGATAAAAATCAAATCTTAAATTTAATATATCTTTACAATCATCAAATGTTTTTTCTGTTTCAAATGAAATATTATACGTTTTCAATATATCAAAAATAATATGCTCTCCGTTAGATTTATTTGAGCATTGAGGGCAAGATATATTACCTATTCTATCTTTTTTACCGTAAAAATTTCTACGAAATTCTCTCAATGTAATATTAAATTCATTTCCACAATCACATTTTACGTGCCATAAACTATCTTTATTATCTTCTGTTTTTATTTGATATAAAGCTGTTAAAGTTCCTTTCCTTTCACCAGTTATATCTAAATAATTTTTTCTATTTCTATCAGCACATTTTATTCCAACGAGACATCCGCAACTTAATGTTTCACCTCTGTAAATTTTATCAATTCTAGATTCAAAAAATTTAGTTTTATTATGAAAAGGACATACGAAAATTCCAAACCAGTGATATTTATCTTTTTTAGATGTGCGCTT